AGAACTACGAGTTCCTCGCCGAAGGCGGTCTGTGTGTCGACCTGCAGAAGCATCTTGAAGAAGTACTTCTCGCTGGCGTTGGAGAGCTTGTCGATCTGGATGACGTTCTCGTCGTTGACCAGGTTGCATGCGCCCCAGATGTTGGAATCCATGTCGGGACTTGCGACGGTGGCGGCATAGAAGTTGGCGGGCCAGCTTGCCAGATGTTCGAGGGCGACTCCCCTGAAGATCTCGGGGGTGGTCTGCGAATAGTCGATGCCCTTGTAGGTCTGGGCGAGGAGCTCGTTGCCGTACTTGCGCCAGTCGGCGGTGGACATGATGATGCGGAGATTGGCGTTCCCGATAAGGACATCGGGGATGGCTGCGTAGAGGTCGTTGAGACGGCCCACCACGGTGGTCTGGCTCGAAGTGGCCACCACCCTGTCGGTGTCGTGAGTCATGCGGTAGACGATACCGTTGAACAGGTGGTCGTCACCGGTTTCGGCATACTCGCCGTTGATCAGATGCCATCCCATCTCGAAGTGGACCTGCTTGGCCATGACTTCGAGCAGGGCGTTCTGTCCTTCGGGAGGAAGCTCCGCGAACACGAGATTGCCCTTGGGCTGCCATTTGCGCCATACCTTCTGGAAGGTGCGGGGGTTGAATGTGGTGAAGGCCATGAAGTCCTTCGGTGAGAGAACGCGCTCCGAGTAGCTGAAGTTGCCCTTGGAGTCGGAATCGACCGGGGTCTCCTTCCTCTTCTGGAACATGGTGGACCCTTTCATGCGGGGGATGGCCAGGGATGCGGCCACATCGGGCTCGATGTGGATGAGACCCTTTTCGACCACCTCGTTACCGGTCATGGCGAGAGTGAGCAGCTGCTCGAGAACCTCGCCGTTGTAATTGGTGTTTACGATCTGTAATGCCATAGTGTTTGAGTGTTACTGTTTGGTTTTCATTTTGAGTGTCCTGCGGGCGGGGGAGCAGCCGATGCTTGCACCCTTGCTCTGTCCGGCGGATCCGCCGATGTAGCGTCTTTCAGGCGCAGGAGCCTGCTTGCGATCCGGTGTCATGGCTACCTGAGATTACGGGACTTGGCCCTGTTGCTGCGGATCTCATCCTGCCTGCTGTCCCAGGCGCCCCGGCTGTCGCCGTTTCCGTCTCCCTCTTCGAGGTCGTTCCTTACCCTGCGCTTCGGTTTGATGTTGCCGATGATCTTCTCGGCCGAGGCGCGGTTTGTGTTAAGCAGCTGGCGGTAGTCGTCCTTCTCGCCCTCCTCGATTCTCCCGCTCTCCACGGCCGCGGCAAGTATCTTCTCGATATCCTGCTGCTCGATGGCTTCCAGACGCTCCTTCAGACTGGCATTCTCGCTCTCCAGGGCGTCAATCTGAGCATTGAGCTGGTCCACGACCCTGAGAACGTCTTCCTCGTTTGCGACATTGTCGAAATGAGGCTTCTGCTTGAATTTTGTTACATCCATATCATTGATTATTTGTGAGCGGATAGCCGCCCGGTTAGTGATCACCTTCTTATAGACATCCTCCGGGGTCTCTCCGGAGCAGTCCTGGTCAAGATCATATACGCCGTCGGCAAGACCGGCGGCCACGGCTTCGGCAGCCGAGAACCAATGGTCCTTGCCGTCGAAGAAGCGGGCCTTCACCTCCTCCGGAGTGATGCCCATCCTCCCGCTGATTATTTCAGCCAGGGTGCCCTCAAGCGCCACCACCTCGTCGATGGTGTCCTGAAGCTCGTTCTTATCCCCATAGACACCCGCCGACACGCTGTGTATCATCAGACGGGCGTACCTGCTCATATAGTGCCTGCGGCCGCACATCGCTATGATGCCGGCTATGCTGGCGCTGATGCCGTCCGTATAAAGAACCACCTCCCTGGGACACTGCCGCAGGGCGTTGAAGATGGCGATGCCGGCATACACCTCGCCCCCGACGGAGTTCAGATGAACCCTTATCAGGTCGCAGTTCTGCGCGATGGTCATTATCGTCGCCACGGCGTCACTGCCGCTGACGCATCCGCCCGCCTCGCATTCTCCGTTGGTAATCTCCCCGTATAGCAGGATATCGGCCTCGCGGCCGTTGACTATTATGCTGTTGTCCTTCATTATGCTGTCGCTTTTTCCGCAAGATTAGCCACCGGCGCCCTCATCTTCAAGAAAGTGTCCAACCTGTGGATAATATTATCCAACCGCCGTACGGTAATTGTCAAATGACCCGGCCAAGAGCCACTTTTGCATACGCAAAAGCACAGATTTTATGGCACAGCTCACAAGCAAACAGAAAAGGGAATGGGCGAGGGTCCTCTATCTGAAGGAGAACCTGACCCAGCAGGAGATAGCCGAGAGAATCGGTTCATCCCGCGTATCGGTGTCCAGATGGATCAAGGAGGGCAAGTGGGAGGAGATGAAGGTCGGCCTGACCATGACCAAGGACGAACAGATACAGAACATCTACCGTCAGATCGCGGGCATCAACGATGCGATCAAGGGCCGTCCGGAGGGGCAGCGCTACGCCACGCCGTCGGAGGCCGACACCATCGGCAAGCTCTCGTCAGCCGTCAAGAAGCTGGAGGGCGACATCGGCATAGCGGACATCGTGTCCGTGGGCATACGTTTCATCGAATGGATCCGGAAGGCCGACCTCCAGAAGGCCAAGGACGTGACCGCCCTCTGGGACGCATTCATCAAAGAACAGATGTAGCATGGCCGAGAGCAGACAGACAGCACGTCAGGCCCTCGCGGAATGGGCCGCATACGTCGACAACATAAAGCGCGAGACACCGGTGGAGACCGGCCTGTCACGGGCCGACATCGAGAACAAGAAACGGTACCTCGAAGCCCACGTCTTCGAGTGGATAGCCTACTTCTTCCCGAACTACGCCAGGTACCCCTTCGCCGCCTTCCACAAGCGGGCCGTCACCCGCATGATATCCAACCCCGAATGGTACGAGGTCCTCTCCTGGAGCCGCGAGCTGGCCAAGAGCACAGTCGTGATGTTCGTCGTGCTGTTCCTGACCCTCACGGGCCGCAAGAGGAACGTCATGCTGGCATCCGCCACGCAGGATGCGGCGCGCCGCCTTCTGGCACCATACAAGGCCAACCTCGAAGCCAACCAGAGACTGATAGCCTTCTACGGAGAGCAGCAGAGCATCGGCAGCTGGACCGACACGGAGTTCATAACCAAGACCGGCATCGCCTTCAGGGCGATAGGTGCCGGCAATGCACCCCGAGGATCCAGGAACGAGGCCGTCCGTCCGGACGTGCTGCTGGTGGACGACTTCGACACCGACGAGGAATGCCGCAACCCCGACATCATACAGAAGAAGTGGGAGTGGTACGAGCAGGCCTTCTACGCCACCCGCTCCATCAGCGAACCCACCCTTATAGTCTGGTGCGGCAATATCATAGCCAAGGACTGCTGCGTGGTCCGCGCCGCCGGTTACGCCGACAGCCACGACATCGTCAACATCCGGGACCGGGACGGACACAGCACCTGGCCGGAGAAGAACACCGAGGCGCACATCGACGAGACCCTGTCCAAGATATCCACCGTCTCCGCCCAGAAGGAGTACTTCAACAACCCGATATCCGAAGGCGAGGTGTTCAAGGAGATAACCTTCGGCAAGATTCCCGCCCTGTCACGGTTCCCGTTCCTGGTCAACTACGGCGACCCCGCCCCCGGCGAGCACAGCGGGAAGGGCGTCTCCACCAAGTCCTGCATCCTGATGGGGATGCTCTCCGACAGGCTCTACATCATACAGGCCAAGCTCGACCACGGCCTGAACTCCGACTTCATCCAGTGGTACATAGACCATGAACTGTATGTCGGCGGCAAGGTCCCCGTCTATCACTACATGGAGAACAACAAGTTCCAGGACCCCTTCTTCCAGCAGGTCTTCAAGCCCCTGATGGCCAAGGCGCGCCGCAGACAGAAGGTGTCGCTGTTCATAACGCCCGACGAGGCGCGCAAGACGGACAAGGCCACGCGTATAGAGGCCAACCTTGAGCCGCTCAACCGCGAGGGCCGTCTCATCTTCAACGAGGCGGAGAAGGACAACCCACACATGAAACGTCTGGTCGAACAGTTCACCCTCTTCACCATGAGGCTCAAGTATCCCGCCGACGGCCCGGACTGCGTCGAGGGCGGGTACCGCATAATCAAACAGAAAAGAACCGTGCTGCAGCCGACCATCGTGCTCGGACAGCCCAAGAACAACAAGAAACTATGAGCGCATTCATCAACCTGGAGGACTATGACGCCTCCATACACACAGAAATACTCGACGCCGTAACCCGGAACGACCTCTCCGTAGTGGAGATCTGCGAGGACAGGGCCGTCGAACAGATGAAGGGATACCTTCAGGGCCGCTACGACTGCGACGCCATCTTCAGCGCCACCGGAACCAACCGGAACCAGCTGGTACTGATGATGGCCGTCGACATCGCCCTCTACCACATCTTCTGCGCCCACAACCCCCAGAAGATGTCACAGCTCAGACAGGACCGCTATGACCGCGCCCTCGAATGGCTCCGGAAGGTCAGCGAGAACAAGCTGTCCATAGCAGGAGCCCCCATGCTTGAATCCGGGAGCCAGATACCCGCGGGACTGATGTCCTCCAACCCCAAACGTGACCAATACCTTTAAACACCGATAATATGGCATTCAAAGACTTCTTCAACTACAGGAGGAAAAAGGACGCGGCGACCGCCACCCCTGAGGAAAAAAAGATAACCGCCGGCGGTCAGATCACCGGCTCCGGCGCCACCATAACCGTCGTGCAGCCCCGGCGCTTCGGACTCGACCTGTCCGACTACAAGCAGGCCGTCCGGGCGGCTGAGAACATGGACTACAGCCGCCGGGTGCGTCTCTACGACATGTATGAGGACACGATGATGGACACCCACATGATATCCGTCGTGTCCAAACGCCGGAACGCCCTTCTGGCTTCCCCGGTGGAGTTCTGGAGGGACGGCGTCCCGGATGAAGCCGTCAACACCCAGCTGAGATCCCCCTGGTTCCGCCAGCTCATAGGCGACATCTTCGACGCGCAGCTGTGGGGCTTCTCCCTCTGCCAGATAACCATGGGCAGGGACGGATATGCCGACTGCTTCAGCGTACCGAGAAAGCACGTCGACCCTCAGCTGCGGCTTATCAGGAGATATCAGACCGACATCAGCGGCATACCGTTCGATGAATACCCCGGTCTTCTGATGATCAGCGGCGAGATGAAGCTCGGCCTGCTCGCTTCCTGCGTCCCCTGGATCATCCGCAAGAACGGAACCGTCGGGGACTGGTGCCAGTTCTCGGAACTCTTCGGCATGCCCATACGCGACTACGCATACGACGCCTCCGACGAGACGGCACGCGCCAGAACACTGGCGGACGCGATGGCCCAGGGCAGCGGCAGCGTCTACATCCATCAGGACAGCACCAAGCTCAACCTTATCGAGGCGGGCAACAAGACCGGCAGCGCCGACTGCTATGACAAGCTCGTCGAGACCTGCAACGCGGAGCTCTCCAAGGTCATCCTCGGCAACACCCTCACCACCGAGGCATCCGACACCGGCACGCAGGCCCTCGGCACCGTCCACAAGAAGGAGGAGGAGGGGATGACCAAGGCCGACAAGACCTTCGTCCTGAACGTCCTCAACTTCCAGATGACCGACATCTTCCGGACACTGGGCATCAACACCGACGGCGGGGAGTTCGTCTATGCCGAGGCATCCCACGTCACCCCCAAGGAGAAGGCGGAGCTCTTCACCATCGCCCGCAACCAGCTGGGACTCCCCATCGATGACGACTACATATACCAGGAACTCGGCATCGAGAAGCCGCAGAACTACGACCAGCTGAAGGAGGATGCACGCAGGCGCCGTGAGGAAGCCGCGGAACGTCTCCGCCAGCTCCCGTCCGGAGGGAAGGAGGCCCCCGAGAACCGCGGCCGTTTTTTCGACAGCGCCCTGGGCGGCTACAGGGCTTTAGACTGGTAGTCGACACACTCTACGGGGTCGGCGCTCCGCGCAATCAGGCCGAGCTCCCATTCGACCTGAGCGCCGCCGCAGCCAAGGCGATGGAATCGCTTTATAAGCACCATTCCAAACCTTCCGACTTCGTTCCGGAGGAATTGTTCCGGGGAGTGCTGAAAACCCTTGATTCGGCCGTTTCCGTCGAATTCCAGACCGAATACCCCGAACTGTGCAAACTTATCGCCGACAACAACGAGGTCTTCGCCGCATTCAAGGTCCACGACCAGTGCGAGAGGATGGCCAGGCTGCTGACCGGTGAAGACGGACAGCTGCGCTCATTCCGCGAATGGGCCAAGCTTGCGGAACCGATAGCCGACCATCACAACCGTGTGTGGCTCAGGACGGAGTACGACACCGCCGTCAGACGCGCCCAGCTGGCCCGCGACTGGACCCAGTTCAGGGAGGAGAGGGACGTGTTCCCGAACCTCAGATGGGTACCGTCCACCGCCGTAACCCCGGGAGCCGACCACATGGTCTTCTGGAATACCGTCCGTCCCGTGGACGATGCGTTCTGGAGCGCACACCGCCCCGGCGACAGATGGGGATGCCAGTGCTCGCTCGAAGCCACCGACGACCCCGCCACGGACGTGCCGGACACCGGCGACGTCTTCCAGGCACCCGACCCCGGACTCGACAACAACCCCGCCGATGACGGACGGCTCTTCAGCGACTCACACCCCTACTTCCCCGACTCCTGCGCCACCTGCCCGTTCAATACGGGCGGCAGCAGTTCAGGGCCGACAAACAAGGGGAAAGACTGCTCAAAATGTAGCTATATACGAACATGCTTACCAGAAGAAGATTTCGTCTTTTACAAGATTGGAAAGGGGACAGTTAAGATAAGCAGACTTATTGATGTCAGTTCTTCAGATTTTGGAAAAATCCAACAGGTCGCCGATTATTTTGCATCAATGGGTTCAGAAGTCGAAATGACACCAAAGATGTCCAGACCCCCGCAATTCCAGTATGACTGCTA